ATTGTAAAAGTTGATGGATAGCGCACGATTACGACACCTGAACCGCCACCACCTGATGGGTATGGTGTTGTAAATCCACCACCACCACCACCACCACCTGTGTTTGCTGTTCCTGAAGTTCCTGCAGTTGTGCCCGATGCACCGCCAGCACCGCCACCACCTGTGCCACCTGCACCGCCCGCTGGGGTTGAACTGTCTGCACTACCGCCACCACCACCCGCATAGTAAACACTTGACCCTGTGATCGTGCTAACCGCACCAATGCCACCCGCACCGTTTGATGGTGGGCTAATCGTGCCAGAGCCGCCAACCGCACCCGCGCCGCCGCCACCACCGCTTGATGTAAAAGTAACTGCATCGGTTGAACCGATACCGCCAGCATTGCCCTGACTTGGTGATGTGCTAGGCGTGTTACCTGCACCACCACTACTCGTTGGCGAATGTCCGCCACCACCCGAGCCGCCTGCTAAACCGTTGATAGGTGTTGATGTACTACCGCCACCACCACCACCAGCCGAACTAATCGAATTAAATAGCGAAGCACTACCCGAATTGCCTTGTGGTCTAGGTGCTGTAGTCCACGCCGCACCGCCTGCGCCGATAGTAGTTGTGTAATTCGTAGCAGTTGCTAATGTCGCTGTATCTGTCCGTAATCCACCAGCACCACCACCACCACCACCAGCAGGACCTGCGCCACCACCACCAATAATTAAATGTTGAACAGTCAAAGTACCTGCACCAGTCCACGACAAATTACCTGTACCAGCAGTGATCGTTGTTACATACTCAAAACTTCTGCTGCCAACACCAGCCAATATTTGCATGACTTACGCCGACAATGAGCCGACAACAAACCATTCGTTGGTGTCAGTTTTCACGCAAGTGCAAACCGCGTACTGCGCGCTAAGTTTTAATTTCGCGCCAGCACTATTTAATGTCACACCAGCACCAGCGACAATACTTGTCTGACCTGCGCCTAGTTGTGCAATGTTTATTTGTGTTCCGATTCCAAACGCCACGCTGCTATTCGGTGGAATTGTAAAAGTGTTAGCACTGGCATTCGACATAGTTACCAATTTGCCGTCATCAGCGAGTAAGCCTGTCACTGATGCAGATGTTGAAGCGCGAATAGCAATCATTGCTGTCGCCAGCGCATTCTGTTCGGCCGCTGTTAAAACTTGACTTGCCACGAAAACTTGTCTTGTTGCCATAATTACTCCTTAGATTATCCGAGAACATTATCCGATGGTGCGATGATACCGAAAACAGCATCATCCAATATCAATTCGTACACAATCACAGTAGGCGAAGTGAACAGCGCTATCGAATGACCTTGAGACAGGCTGATCGTGTGTTCAACACCCTCGATTGCTAGTTCTTGTGCCAGTTCGCTGGTGGTTGCACCAGTCGTGAATGTGTGTTCAATCGTAATTGTTTGCCCAATGTCAATGATTGCAACCTGATCGCGCTGTGGCCCTGTAAGGCTCATGAACGCTGTTTCAACCGATGTGTACCTGGCTATCGGTTCAGGCTCTAACAGGTAGTTGGCGAGGCTTAGCGCGGCTGCGTTATCGTGTAGCAGGCTTTCAGTGATTGATTGAGTCTGAATAAAATACAGGGTCTGGCTGGCAGCGTCATCTGCTACTTGTGGATTGTTACTGCCTCGAATGGTGACCGATGCGCGATTGCAAACCTGATCAGCCTGGAACGAAATACCAACACCGCTGTATGGAATGTTTGTGCCGTCATCGTGGAAGTCTGCAACCGAACTGCTGAGTGTGTTGCCGATGCGTGGCTGGAATGTTAGATCGCCATCACGCGACATGAACAATCTGCCCTGTTCAGCCTGGTTGATTGCCGCCAGATATGCCTGAACTGATGTGCCGTTATCAACTGTAAACGCTGCAGAGCCACCAAGTGTTTGTGTGCCTGTACTGATTGCGCGTTGAGCAATCGGGAAATTGACTTCTGGCAAATCAAGAACCGCTGTGACTCGAGCGCTGGACAATTCTTCGCTGACATTTAATTCAGCCATATATGTTTGTGACAGTAAATAAAAATCGTCGGCACAATAAACCGTTACCGTGTCAATGCCACCTAACGCAAAGTTGTAGTCATAGTTAACGATGAAGCCTTTGAACAAGTATTCTTTGACATTGTTTGAGTCGTACCGCGCGAACCTAACTTTTCTCATTGGCGCTAAACCTGGTTGTTCAGTTGTTGCATCCCAATAGGGCGATTCCTGATTGAACGGATTGAACACACCGCTCGTATCTACCATTTGGAACGACATTGTGCCAGCGCTGAATTGGTCTCCGATGTCTTGTCGACCGCGTTTAATAGTCACATTGCCACAGCCATCCAATACGCTCGCGAAATTAGTTGTACCGTCAAGCACGAACTGCGTATTGTTCAGCACACCCATCGTTGCCGAATCAAGCGTGAACGCATCCTGAACGAATCCTGTATCAATCTCTAGTTCGTAATCACCAGATTGGACTACTGCTGTGCCTGCCATTATGCAACCTGAATCTGTGCTGGCCCTGCTGATCGGTTGTAAGCGCGAATGGCGTTAACTACTGCCTGCCCGATCTCGGCGCTGGTAGCCAGGCCGCCAGTGACATTAACTGTGACACCGCCACCACCCATGTTGCCAAGTTGTGATAACGGAATAATCGCCTCTGGGCCTTTCTCGCCAACCATCGCCAATGTTGGCCCTGTAACAATTCCACCGTTAGCGAAGCCTGGAATGTTTATGTTGCCGATATCAAAACTGCCAAACGAATCTTTCAAGTCAACAAGTTTCCTGAACTGGCTAATCAATAATCCGAGTGGCCCTGTCACAACCATTATTGAATTGCCGAACATGTCAAATGCTCGAGACATTGCCTGAAACTTGATTTCAAGAAACACCATCGCAGCAGTCAACGCAATGACAGCGGCTGCGACAAGTACATATGGGTTTGCGCTCGTGACCGCGTTCAATGCAACTGTGGCAATTTTCGTAAGAACAAGTGTGGCTTGGTAAACCTTCATGGCAACATTCGCCGCAATTACCGCTGTAGCCAGTGCGCCAATGGTTGCAATTACGATCAAGAAAACTTGTGTGTTTTGTTGCGCCCAATCTGCGACAGGTTTCAAAATACCAAGCAAACCTGCAAGCGCTGGCAACAATGCTGCACCAATAGATTCTTTGGTTTCATCCATTGCAATTGATAAACCTTTCATTTGGCCTTCAAATGAACTTGCTGCTGTTGCTGCCGCGCCACCAAATTGAGTTGACAAATCTAAAGTAAAATCTCCAGCACGCTTAGTTACTTCAGCCAATTCAGCATTAGTTGCAGCCAATTTTTCATTCACTCTGGCTGATTTATCTGCCGCTTCCGTTGCTGTAATAGTTCCGTTTGTCAAATCAAATTGAATGCTTGTCAAATCTTGAGTAAACTTTGTGACTTCTTTTGTTAGTTTTGCTTTTTCTTTTAATGCAATACTGTTTTCACCTAGCGGAATACCTAACTTTTTTAGTGCATCTATCTGACCATTTTCGGCCTTACTCATGGCGATCGTGACAGCCTCTAAATCTTTGCCAGTAGCCGCGCTGACATCAAGCGCAGTTGCCATCAAAACCTGTGCGCGTTCAACATCGTGCGTACCTCGTAACAAATTCGCCATCGCTGGCCTTAATTCGTCATCAGCAACTGACGCGCTTCGAGACTGAGCGCTTATATATTTCTCTAATTGTGCAGCACCATCCCTAGTGCCGCCAGTTGTGTTCTCTAACGCCAGCGCCAATAGTTGCTGCGATTTCTGATCTTCCATTGCAGCCTTAGTAGCCAGACCTAAACCTGCAGCCAAACCACCCACAACAGCAACAGCAGGCAACAATGCTTTGTTTAGCGCGTAGCCCGTTTTTGCGCCAGCGCCATCCAGTGACGCAAATTCTTTTTGCGCTTTGTCAAATCCTTTAGTGTCCAGGCTCGAAATAATCGGGATGCTAATTGCCATGTTCAATTACCATTTTCTTGTTCAAAGTTTTCATAACCTTGTCAACAATCTTTTCAACTTCGTTCACAACATTTTCACGATTCTTATCAACAGCCTTTTCAAGTACGCGGGGCGCTGGGCCTTCTTCTTTGTTTAATGTCTCAGTAAACTTTGTTGATTTGGTTCGCCCAGCATGATCGAAGATTGCGCCAGCAACATCTTTCTGTTGCATTGACATCAGTTCGTATGGTGTGGCTTTGTATGAAACAAAGTGTGATTCGCGTGGATTGTTTTCCGCGTCAAATTTGTCTTTGAACATAACTGTTTTGGCTTTGTTGCCACGCTTGCCGACTCTGGTAATAAAGCCTTTTTGCACCGCGCTGGTAGTCCAAAAAATTGATCTGCCTTTGATCAGCGAATATTTATACATCCTGGACAATGGCGCTCCATTGCCTTCGCTGTTTTCAAAATGTTGCACAGCGCTTCGAGCGTCAGCCACAATGACATCGCCTTCTTTTTTGATGTCTTTGGTTACCTGTTTGCGATATGTTTTGTCAAAGTCGTTTAGGTCTTTCAGTGTTTGCTGAATGCCAAAAATTTTGACTGATGCTTCCATAGTTACTTTTTGCCTTTGTTCCGTGTATTGATAACACTAATGACTGTTACCAAGTCTCTGTGGTCAAAGGTAATCTGCGGTGGCCACCACCCTACTGACACCAGCATTTCTGCTAGTTGCCTTCGGTAAGTTCCCCGCCCGTATGGTTTGGGTTTGTTTTGTCCTCAACACTTTGAATTGACATATGTTTGTTTGCTTTAATCCATTTTTTTACATTCAGTTTTGAGAATGGCATTGGAACATCAAGCAACAAAAACGCCCATGAACACATGTCAACAAATCCGAGACCTTGACCGTCGTTTGCTTTGCGATTGTAGACATCTTCCCATTCGGTGATTACCCACATATCTGTGTAAACCGTTTGTGGTGGTTCACCGTTTTTCAAATCAACTTCAAGACAAATTCGCATTGTTCTCGTTTCTCGGTCGTTGACCGTTCGTTATGGTGTGATGTCGATTGTTAATTCGCCGCCAGTGAACTCTAAATCTATTGACTGCAATTCTCCAAGTGTCATATTCAGGACAGGCATTGAAGCCAGCAGACATCCTGTTAATTCAAACGCAGGGTTTGTCGCACTTAGCGCGGATGCTGATGGAACATATTTGATATCTGTTTGTGTGCCAACCAATGGTTGCAACGCTGCATAACTGGCGGATGCTGCATAGTCAAGGTACAAAGTAATTGTTGCAGAATTTGAAGCGAGACCTGGCACATACGATCGGTATGCGATTGCGTATGTTGTTTTGTCCAATGGCTCGAATGCCTGTTTTGCTGTTCCCGCTGTAACCCATGCGGATAGGTCGATACCATCCACGAAGAATTGTGGGGTTGATTGATAATTGATAGCCATTTGATGTGCCTTTCGTTAATACAGGTTTAGCAGGTTTAATCGGGAATCATGT